TAGCACATCCATGAAGTTTCTGTCACTAGGTGACTTCCACTTCGGAATTGGATGAAGAGCTGTAGGGGTTACAACAAACCCTACAAACTCTGTGCACTTGTTAGATGATATACATTTCGCTTCAGACACTGGTATGTCCATGTGTTCAAGACACTTGCGATATTGCCTATGTGTTGCATCACAAGCAATAACCACATCATCACCTACAATGCGGAAAGCATCGTCTGCTGCAAACTCACTGTTTGCGGCACGGTGACAAAGATTTAACAATCGATTGTGCCACAAGGCGAAGGCTCCGAAACTAGGTCCCAGGCCCAAGGGTTGTCCTCGTGACCACCTGATAGTCTTACCTTCAGGTGTAATCCATTGGTCTCTGCTACATTCTACGAAGTAGGATAGTAGATCATTTGTGGTTTTATCATGTATATCCAATTGCAGATCCAGACATAAAGTCAGTATCTGCGGAGCGAACGGTATGTTGTTAGTAGCATCGCTCAGGTCCACCGCGTGAACGGTTCTTCCTTCGCGTAACTTGGCCTGCGCCCAAAGGGCACCTGACATCTGATCGTGTGTACAATCTGATGGAAGACTCTCAAGCTTTCGCATGATTGCCTTCTTAACAGGCTCCAGGATTACCTGGTGCACGCGGAACGGATTGGCGACAGCACGAAGCTTGAAGCCAGGTTCCTGGATGTAAGAGATCTTACCTCCACCATAGTTGCAGTCTGGTGCTATCTTTGCCTGGTGTAAAACCTGGGTAAAGCCAGCCTGCGATGCCAGTCCTCTGTACTTGTACAGGCGGCCCATTACGGCCGGACTGGTGATGTTATCTAACACCCATTTCATTTCAGCTTCTACATCCCGTTGTCTCGGTGAGACAGTAGGGGCCCTTCGGTCGTTTGAGTAGATATACTCATAGAACTTCCGAGGTCCTTCCAATCGCTTGGAAGCTTGTATAGGCTTGTAGTCTTTCTGAGGTAGACCACTCATCTCTAGAAGTTTGGTTATTAATTCCTTTGAATCTGCGGCCACACCCAACAAGCTGGTAAGCTCACGGGGCGTAGAAAGACTTCTCTTCTCCTGTTCTACAGAGTTGTAAAACTTGCGGAGCTGAGCAGAAGTAGGGTTACCTGAATTGATGAACAACGTGTACGCATTACACGCACGTATTGCCCGGACAAGATCCTTCTCATTGCTGATAGGGATGCGAAGCCATGGTGATTTGAAGTTATCGCCTCGTTTGGCCCACCAAAGATCCATTTCTGGTTCTTTGCCTGCCAACGTACTCAAGTA